AGCCAGCGCTTAGATTTGCGTTCATAGCAGTTGACCACTGCGGCGGTTCGGTCGAATAATTCAATCAACAAAGTGGAGAATTGTATGAGGATTTTTAAAGGCAAAATATCTACAGACAAGATTGGTTCTGAATGTGATTTTGAGTTCGAAGTAGAGGATGATGCTACAGAATGTCAGATTGAGCAAGAAGCCAGAGAGGCGGCATTCGAATGCGTTGCTTGGTCTTACCAAGAGGAGTAAGCCAACCCCTTAACGGGGCTTTTCTTTTTGTGCTACCATATTCAAAACAAAATAGGTTAGCACCATGTCAGAACCAATAAAATTCCCAACACAGCCAAAGTTCAGCAAAGAACAGGAGCTGTACAGCCGATTACATGATTTAGTGCATGAATATGACGGTGAATTATCTATGGTTGCCGTTGTTGGCATTGTTGAGCTGTTGAAGTTGCATGTTGTGGAGGCGTCTAAATGAAGCGTGATTACAAAATAGACGTATATGACGCAATGCTTAGGATTTGCAACGACCGAAAATCTGCCCACCTAGAAGACGATGAAAAAGATTGCCCATCTTGCGCTATTTATGCATTCAACAAGCAATGGTGGGTAATTATATATCTTCCAACTGAGTCGCTACGCGCTGCATGCCATGAGTCTGTGCATGGCGCTATGTCATTGCTTGATGTTATTGGAGTTAAGCCTTCATTTGACGACCAAGAGCCTGTGGCGTGGTTAACTGATTACATATTTAGCAAGTGCCAATCATTTTTAGAGGGTGCGCACAAATGAGATTAATTAAATCAATCAAGAAATACTTTACTCCAGAAGCAAGAATAGCCAGAAAATTGCGCGCTGTGGCAAAGCTAGCTGGCGATAACTATTATCAGATTGCTTATGGTCAGTTTTCAGATGCCGCAAAAGAGTTTGAGAAAAAATGAGTTTGTTAAACGACACGGCATCACATGAACTATACCTTGCCCGCCTAGCATCCGGCATCCTGAATGATAAGCTATATCCGGCCCAAGAAAGCCTATACAAGCAAGTCAGACTGTTGCTGCTGGACGCCGAAAACATAAGCAGCCGAAAACAGCTTGCGACACTGACTAAAGCCGTCCGCAAAGCCACAGAAGCAGCAATGACTGAGGCGTGGGCAGAAACAACAAAAGAGCTTTCAGAAGTAGCTGTGTACGAGGCTGCTTTTTACGCTCAGTTGTTGGGCGCTTATGGTGCTGTTGAGCTAACCACACCGAAAGCTAAGACGATTACTGATTATGTTGATGAAGCGCTAATGAGTCTGCAATCTGGCACGCGCTCAAGTGTCGGTACGTGGGCGGAGTTCGTCACTGACAATGTCACCAGCTACGCAAACGAATACGACAATGCAATCAAGGCTGGCTACATCGATCGCGAAAGCATGAGCCAGACTGCTAAGCGGATTCGGGCTGTGACAGATGGGCTGTTGAGGCGTGAAGTTGAGACGCTTGCGAGAACTGGGATGCAACACTATGCAATCCAGGCCCGTGATGCAATGGCTAACGATAATCTGGACATCATCGACCGCCGTTATTACAACACTGTTTTCGATAATAGAAGAACTTTGTTGTGCGCATCGAGGCATGCAAAAACATGGAAGATGGATGATGAAACCTATCCGGCATTGCCAGCGCACTACGGTTGCCGTTCGTCGTGGCTGTTCCTACTCAAAGGCCAAACCGAACTGCCATCAACGCGGGCAGCAGTTGGCGGACGCGATACGGCAGAAGCTAAGCGGTTGTTTGAAGAAAAGCAGGCACGACTACAAGCACTCAGAGATAAGCGCGAAGAAGAACGCGCAGAAGGTAAGGTTACGCCTGAAACTGCAAGCCAAGTGCGCTACAAAGGCAAAGCTGATGCGAACATATTTAAGCCCGGTCAGATTGATGCGAACATCGGCGTTGATACGTGGTTGCGTGAACAGCCCGCTTATTTCATCGAGGACACTTTAGGCAAAACCAAAGCCAAGCTGTTTATGTCTGGCGAATATAAGCTGGAAAGGTTTGTTGATGCAACTGGTAGGAGTTTGACGATAAAAGAACTAAAAATTAGAGACGCGGAAATCTTCAAAAAACTTGGTATAAAAGGGTAAAGCGGCTATTGGGCCGCTTTTTATTTAACAATAAGACCAAGAATCTAATCTTCCGCCTTCCTGCACAAGTTCAACCGTATCTTCGTCGCATTCGGTGCAGCGATAGATGTTTCCAGTGTGAGTGCCTTCGCTATATCTTGGGCTGTTGTAATTGCAATAGGTTGTGTCGTGCGGGTCTTCTGGTAATTCTGCTCCGCAGTGTACGCATTCCATCAATCAATCCTCCATCATCAACAAAAGGCACGCGATTGCGCGAAGTTGTTGCGTTGTGTAGGTCATTTTGGTTCACTCTTAAATAGGAATTTATCGCCAAACTTATATATACGCTCGAGCGCATGCATATATTCATCGCTTCGATAATACTTAGCTTTTATCTCTAAGGCGCTCATAGCTTCCATATCTTCATTGCTGCATATTGCTGCAACTACCTTCCATTCATCTAAGTTCAAACCAAAAAACAGCATCATATCCACCTCCAAAATTAACCAACCACAACCATAACACCTATTCACTCCGCAACAAATCCGACCAGTTGCCCTATCAGCCCTTGGGCGCTATACTGACCAAATAAATTCAAGGGGCAATTATGGCTACTGTACCAAACACAACAACACACCCTGACTACGACAAAATGCTATCAGAAGTAACCAAGGTGCGCGACGCTGTGCAGGGTGCTTTTTTCGTGAAGCGCAAAGGCTTTTTGTACTTGCCGCATCCGTCTGATGTTGACCAAACTTCAAAAGCCGCATTATCCCGTTATGAGTCATTCCGTTTGGGCGCAGAATTCGATGAAGTGCCTGGCATCACAATGCGCAACATGATTGGTCGCGCAGAGCTGCAAAAGTCAAACATCGAACTGCCCACACAAATCGACTATCTGAAAGAAAACGTCGATAACGACGGCACGCCAATGCTTAGCCAGATTGAGCAAGTGTTTGCTGAATTACTACAGATGAAGTTTTGTGTATTACTTGCCGAATACGTCAACGCCCCAAACTCAGCAGTAACGCCAGAAGAACGCGAATCAATGGGCGTTCGCTCAGCCGCTAAGCTATACGTTCGTGAGTCTATTATCGATTGGGACTTTCGACGCATTAATGGCGTAATGCAACTGTCCTACATGAAACTACATGAAAAGCGTATGCGGTTGGATGTAGCAACCGGTACGCGCACAGAGTTTGACGAATACCTGAACCTTGCGCTGGATGATGCCGGACTGTACTACTGGTGGCGCAACACGCTTGACGCAACTGGCAAGCCGATGCAAACCGAGCGAGTTTACCCGACGATTGAAAACAAACCGCTGCGCTGGATACCGCTAGAGATTGTGCAGGATATTGACTCTTTGGCTGGCAAGCTGCCTTTAGAGCTTGGCTTTTTATCGCCTATCGTGGAAAAGGTTCTGCACCGCTACCGAGTATCCGCTAAGTACGCGGAAGCGATTGATTCTATTCCGCCAACGGTGAACACAAGCGGATGGACGAGTCAGGCGTGGGAATTGTTCCAGCAAATGAACGGGCGCGACTATGTTGTCGTTGGTAAGGGCACTAACAGCCTGCCAGAAGGCGTTACAATGGACGTTATCAGTCCATCAGCGCAGCTTGAGCATTTTGTTACTTACAAAGAGCAGAACGCCAGCGAGATCCGCGCATTGGGCGGTGAATTTTCAGGTGACGAAACCGCAGGCAAGTCGGACACTCAATCAGGCAACGAGTCAGCAGATAAAGCAGCCAAAGCGCTTGGGATGATTAACAATATCGAGCGAGCTTATAAGCGCATCGCACTCTATTGCGGCATGTATGAAGGTATCTATAAGCAATCTGACATTGAAAGCAATATGGATGATATCCAGATTAGCTTGAACAAAGACTTTGCCAAAGGTGGCCCGAACGTCCAGCTTGGTCAGTTTATTGTCAACGACCTAAAAATGTCCGGGCTAACAACTGATGTTCAGTTGGTCAAGATGTTGCAAAAAGCTGGCTTTGTTGATGACGCTCAAGAGCTGATTGATGCAATGGACAGTGGCGAATAATTGACGCCAATAAATTGACGGTTTACAATTAACCACAACGGGCGGTCTGTGACTGCCCATAACTACACAGAGGCTGTGCCAATGTTAACAAAAGAAGATTACAACGCTCTACCTGAAAAGGCGAAAGCTGCATTTGTGCTTGATGGTGAGCAATACGTACCAGTGAAAGACGCAAAGCTAAAGTCAACGCTGGACGACTTAGACGGCAAGTTCAAAACCGCCGAACAACGAGCGAAGGAGTTAGAGCAACGACTTGCATCGTTTGAAGAAGCAAAGAAAGCCGAACTAGCCGCAGAGCGCGAAAAAGCACTTGAAGAAGCGCGAACCAAAGGCGATGTCAAAGCCATTGAGGAACGCTATCAGCAGCAAGTGGCAGACGTTGAGCGTCAAACCGCTGAACGTGTACGCGCAGAAGTATTGAAAGAGGTTGCGGCAGAAAAAGCCAAAGACCGTAAATCAGCATTAATTGCTGAGCTGTCGATGATTGGTGTTGACGAAGACGCACGTGAAGCAGTTGCTTACATGCTGGCGATGCACGTCGATGTTGATCCAGAAACAGGCAAAGAATTTTATCTCGACGAAAATGGCGGTGCTATGGCAGTCGATAAAAAGGGCGCAATTGAAGCATTCAAAAAGATGCGTAAATTCCGCAGATTAGTTGACTCGGGTGTGACCACTAAAGGCACTCCGAATGCAACAGGTTCTGGTGGTGGCGGTGCCGCTCAACGGAAATTTGATGAATACACAGGCGCAGAGTTATCGGCATTGCGGAAAGAAAACCCAGCCGAATACGAGCGATTAAAATCCGAACGCAACAAATAGTTGAGGCTTTAAATTATGGCTACCGTACAATTATCAGACATCATTGATGTCACAGTGTTCCGCGACTTACCAGCGGTAAATTCACCAGAAAAAACGGCTTTCTTTGAGTCTGGCGTTATTACCCGTAACGGCTTATTGGATGAACTGGCAGGCTCGGCTGGTAAAATCGCTGAGCTGCCATTCTGGAAAGACATTGCAGCAAGCGACGAGGTTAACTACTCAAACGACAATCCAGCAAGCATTGCAACGCCTAAGAAGGTAAGCCAAGGTGAGCAGATTGCACGTAAGGCATTCGTTAACCAAGGCTGGTCGGCTTCTGACTTGGCTTCTGAGTTGGCAATGGGCTCACGCGCAATGGAGCATATCCGTTCACGCACTGACACCTATTTTACGCGCCAATGGCAGCGCCGTCTGATTGCAGCCTGCCAAGGTCTGTATGCTGACAACGTAGCTGCAAACTCTGGCGACATGGTTCACGCCGTAGCTGCTGAGTCTATCGCTGGTCAAACAGCATCAACACGCTTTAGCCGTGACGCATTCACAGAAGCCGTGTTCACTATGGGTGACGCTGCTGCTGACTTGCGAGCAATCGCCGTACACTCTGCAATCCTGAAGCAGATGGTTAAAAACGACGACATCGTTTACATCCCTGACTCGCAAGGTCAGTTAACCATCCCGACTTACATGGGTTTACGTGTAATTGTTGACGACGGCTTGCCGGTAACTGCTGGTACTACTGACGGCTTTAAATACACATCAGTGCTGTTCGGTGAGGGCGCGTTCGGCTATGGTGTTGGCTCGCCAATGGTGCCAGTTGAAGTTGATCGCGCAGCTGCACAAGGCAACGGTGGCGGTATTGAAACTCTGTGGGTTCGCAACACATGGTTATTACACCCGTTCGGCTTCCAGCAAACCGGTACGCCTGCAGGTGAGTCGTTCACTGCTGCGGAGCTGCGCGCTGCTACTAGCTGGGCGCGAGTGGTTGAGCGGAAATCTATTCCAATCGCCTTTTTATCAACAAATTAATGAAGGGGCGTAAAGCCCCTTTTTTTATGCTAGACCAGCCTTCTTGATCTCAACTATTTCACTTGCGGTAAAACCCGCATTTTTCAGCTTGATAAGGTCATCAACATTTGATGACTTGCTTATTTCTAAAGCCTTAAAAGTGTTGAATGGCGCGCAATAAACAAACATGCCATTTGCGTCAGTTATATTTCCAGTTGATTCGTCGAATCTCAAATATTTTTCACTCACAGCTTTACTCTCCTATTTGTTGTTGACACCGCAAACATTACCACAATTTAACCTGCCAACAACTCCGACCAGTGCAGGCTTTTTTATTTAATGCTAAACTGTACCAAACACGCAGAGGGGTTATTTTATGCAAGAGCTAAACGAAGACGGTTTACTGCCTGGCCAGCTAGTTGACTTTGAAACTATCCGCCGGATTGAGTCTGAGCGCAGAAACAAGCAAATCGAGCCAGTCGAGAAAATCGAAGCAGCACCACAACCAGCAAAAGGTCGTAGAAATGCAAAACAAAAAGATGTTACCGCTGACTGATAAACGCGCTCTTGTGGTTTATCTGCAGGAGATGCGGTATCGGAGGATTGAATATCAGCAGAGTCAGGTTGTTCCGGCTGTATCTAATGGTGAGCTTTTGGCTGATGGTGTTCTTTACGATGAAATGGAGTTAAATGATGGCTATTAATAAATTATTCGCTGGAAATGTCGGAAATCCTGCAAACTCAAAAGGTTCAGATGTTGCTAACGCTGTTAATGCGTTGATTGATATTGCAGATACGGTAGGTGTGTTAGCGGATCTTCCTTGCCTATCAACGGGGAAGTTGATGTCAAAGATAAAATCAGGATCAGGCGGTACAATATTAGTAGTCAGTGACTCGACTGGCACATTAAATGTTGAATGGGTTTATCGTTTGGCACAACAGTTGGCCACTGATTACGATTCTTTATCGGTAAACTACTACCTGTGGGATACTGCCACTAACGGATACGCGTCAGCGGTGGTTTTCGGTGGCGGGTCTGTCATTGTTAATATCTATAATGCGGCTGTTTCTGGCTCTAGACCTAGCTATTTTTATGGGTCTAGATACGCTACAATGGTCGCTGGTATAACAACACTCGACCTTGTCATAATCAATCATGGACACAACTTAATAACGCAGTCCTCGGATAGCGATACTTTACACCGCCGCGCACCTCAGATGTTAGAGATGCCAGCAATGTTGTCACGACAGTTTCCGGGATTTGGTCTGATGTTTTTATCACAAAACCCACGCAGAGACGATAACAACTACGAACCTATGTACCGCACAATAGTGGACGCAGCTGGGATGTGTAACGCTGACATTGCAGACTCCTATTTGGAATTTCTTTCACTAAATAAGCCAGCAAGTTTTTACTACGACAACACTCACCCAAGCGCCGAAGGGCAAAATGTATTCTTAAAAAAGGTATACAATTTTTTCACCGAATCAACACATAAACCCGTTAATGACTTCATTGATCAATGCAGTAACAACCTTATACCTAACGGAGATTTTGTAGACTATCACCTGACTGTACCTGTTGGTTTTGAATTGGTTGGTTTAACTTGCGATAAAGAGACTACAATAAAAGAAACTGGTGCATACTCTCTAAAACTAACAACACTTAGTCACGGTAGTTTACCGAACATAAGAATAAACGTACCGAACTTTAGAAACTACGCCAATAGTGTGATCACTTTTGCTGCAAGAATTTATATACCAGATACTAACAACGATGCAAACAGCGGACTTGTCGGTTTAACTAGCACAACACGAACAGCAAACAACACATCAGGGGGTTCTGGAAAAGGTGGATGGCACTGGAGGTTTATTTCACTTTCCGTCAAACCATCAGATTCATTCGTACAGGCGTTGGTATACGCAGGTAGCGCAACCACAGCAGGGTCTATTATCTATCTTGACAGGATTGTTCTTGTCAAAGGCAGGCTTCCGAATGACAACGCTCCAACAACCTCTAACCGCGATGGAGTTGATATTGTTGGAGACGTTTCAACTACACTGGCTATTGCATCTAGCAGCTACACTCAGTTATACCAGACTCCACTATCCACCAACAGGCTGGTGAACTTGCCTACACTAGGGGTTAAAGTTGGTGACGGTTACAGGATAGTTAGAACGGCTGCCTCTACAGGTTCCAATTTAACAGAGCCGACTACAGGTAAAGTGATTGGACCCGCCACATGGTGCGATTTCATGCGACTTGATTCAGAGTGGATTGTCATTGCGTCCGGTAGCGTATAGCCGCCTGACGCATATCGGGAAAAGCTCTAGCACGTTTTTATATAAACCAATTTTGGCAAAGTAACCCTGTTGACGCACAGCCAAGCGCTTGAATTGCTTCCAACAACACCGGAGGAATAATGACCTACACAATACCAGACTTTGGCCCGTCCGACCTGCTGACTTCTGACCGCATTGGCACCAGGCGTTTGCGTGTTGATTTCGGTCAAACCGGCTTCTTCGAACGCCGAGAATTCCGCATCAGCGAGGAGCTGAGCATACCAACAGGCACAAGCCTGGTTTATCGCTTTGAGAGTCCGGTTAACTTTATCCTGTGGGAGCAGACGATAGAGTGCGATGCTCACTTGCTAAAGTTTGAGGCTATCGTGGGCGGTACAGAGGGCGGCACGTTTACGCCTGTGCCAATGTGGGGCAAAAACCGCATGACTGAGCAGCCAGAATACGCGAGGATGGCAGCGCTCAGTAAGGGCGGCACTATCACAGGCGGACAGGTCGCTGAGGTGCTTAGATTGCAGGCTGCGGGCGCAACATCTCAACGAGCAAGCGTTGGCAGTTCTGTTGGCTCTGAGCTAGGATTGCCTGCAGGAGTGTATCACCTGAAACTGTCGGCTATCGGCGGCGATGTTACCGGTACGTTCGCTCTAGTGTGGGAAGAAAGACCTTAAACTGGTCGGAGTTGTTGAAACCCACTAATGGTGTAATCTGTTGGTGGGTTTTTTATTTTGGAGATATAAGATGGATATCTTAGGCAACACATTTCAGTCATGCTTGTTTATTTTTCTTGCTTGTTTTTTCTGCTGCATCATTTGGCATGTATCTGTAGTTAAAACACCAAAAGGCATGATTGGGGAAAATATGAGTCCAATAACAAAGTTTGTGCTTGGCGCAAGCTTTTGGGTTGGAGTTATTTCAGGTGCGGTATGGTCAATAGCGTGGATTTGGAGCTAAACAATGAAAACTATCGAAGACGTGGTTATTAGATTTGACGGGTTATGGCAAGAGTGCTTTGATGTTGGCTTTGCGCCTCTTGGTATTACTCGCTCAGAATTCGAATCAGCCGCCAGCAAAATGGGCTACATCAACGGCTATCGTTGGGGTGTAGAATATCCTACCAATGGCAAGCGGCCGGATTTGCCGGATGACTTGCTAGTTGATCGAAACTATGGCTATAGATTTGAACATGGTCAGGCCGAAGTGTCCTGCGTGGACTGGTTAGGTTGTAAATCATTCAAAATCACCGACCCACGCTACAAGCCAGCCGACACAAGCTATCTGAAGAAAGTGAGTGAAGCTGAAAGATTTGGAATTATGCCGCCAATGAATATAAATGAGCGCTGCGATTTAAACAACTGGCACGAGCGCGGAGAGTTGCCGCCTGTTGGTGAGCTTTGTGAATTCAGAATTGCATTATCAAAAGAATATTCAAAATGCACATTTGTTGGCATTAACTCAAACAAAAACTTTGTTATAGAAGCTTATGGGAAATACAGCTCTTACCATGAAGGCCAAATTGAATTCCGCCCAATCCGCACGCACCGCGAAAAGGTGATTGAGGCTGCTATTTCAATTGCCAGAGGTGGGTTAACTAAAGAAATGTACTCTGCACTATACGACGCAGGAATGCTTGTGCTTCCACAAGATTCAAGCGATACTAAAAATTAACTAAAGGAGAAACAAATGGCACAATCCAAACAAAAACCAAAGAGCAAGACCAATGGAACTAAGCCACCTAAGCTCAAGTGACATTGACCTGTTAAAGATAGCCGCATTTGTTGCGGCTTTTCTTCTTAACAGGCAGGCGCTTATTATTCTTGCTTACATGCTTGCCGGTGAGGTTGTATTTTATTTCACTGACAGCGGTTTTATGTGTTCACTTCTGCTTGCTGCACTATACAGCACTAACGCCTGTACCAATATCACCCTAAAATCACAAATTCGTCATGTATTACTGTGCATCGGGCTACTAAACTGGCTTGCGGCGGTTGATTATCTTGTTGCGCCCGATAAGGAAACTTATTTTTATATCTGCTATCCTTGGTTGGTCAATGCGCTAGACCTGCTGATTTTGTATCATTTATTGCCAACACGGAGGCTAAACTTTGTTAATGGACGCTTTAGCCTTGGCACTTATCGCTGGACTTGTTTATAATTGCTGGAAACGTGTCAAACAGATAATAAGCAATGATAAGCAGAAACGACTTAGCGAACGCGATAACTGATTACAGCCACACTCTAACCAGCAAAGCTTTGGCGATTGTAGGCGGCACTTCGGCGGTCTCACACACTTCATTTGGTGGCTGGCTTAAAGATTCAATGGATTGGTTTCTTTCTTTCCCGTGGATGAATACACTTTCTTACGTTGCCATTATTCTTTTAATCGTTGAGCGCGGATTTATTGTGTGGGCTTGGAACAATCGACGCAAGCGCGGGGAGCTATAACATGCCAGCAACCATCGGCACCAACTCATACACAGACGCAACAGCGTACAACGCATATGCAGCAGAGCGCGGCATAACAGTTAATTCCGCAACGCTTGAAGCTGACCTAATTCTATCCGCTGACTTCATCGACACTTATTACAACTTCAAGGGTCAGCCAGTTAGCGATACGCAAGCCATGAAGCTTCCCACTAACGAAGTAACAATAGCTGACATCATTAAGGGCGCACTTAAAGCCGTTGAGCTGCAACAGTCAGGACGCTTGACGCTTGACGCTGCTGCACTGACTGGCGCACTGGTTGAGTCCGAAAGTAAGACGTTAGACGGTGTTGGTTCTGTATCTAAAGGCTATGTGGCTGGCTCGCAGGTTACCTATAAGGCGCGGACGCCTGAGCTGGATTTGCTGCTGCGTCCGTTTACTGTCGGTGGGATGGGGATTAAAAAGACTTAGGGCGCGTTATGCGCCACTTTTGTTTATAGGGTGTCAATGATATTTGGATTTTCGTAAATATTTCCAATAACCTCATATTGATAATATTCAGATTCAATGGCAAAACCCATTGTAGTTACATTGTATTTACGGTTTGGCATAGCATCTACTAATACACCTGTAGAAGCGCCGCTATAACCTACTAATTGGTCAAACTGATACTCACCATCACTAAAAACAGATACAATATCGTCGGTAAATATCTTTTTACCATTTCTATCAGTAATTCCTATAAACTGACTGATTTTAAGCTGCTGTTGAAAGTACGGATTTTTAAATGGATGCGGCTCATCTGTTAGCTTTTGCTTATCGCTTGTAAATACAATCCAATCGCCGCCTTCTCCACCTGATTTTATGTACTGAAAATCATAGTGCATTATTTCTTTTTTCTCGTCCCACGCTCTAAATTCTGCGTTATTCATAAAAACCTCTTTGTTTATTGTCTTTTAAAAAATTAACAAGCTCAGGTGCTGTCATTCCAGTTGCTTCGGTTATTTGCCTTCCTATGCTTTCCGCATCAAGCTTGTAGTTCATGGCTATTTCGCCAATACAGCTTTGCTGTATATCGCACAGGCAATTAAGAAGTTTTAAAATGTTTATATCCATAATCACCTCATTTGTTTGAAAAGCAAGTATGCCACAATTTCACCATTTCACTACTCCGACCAGTTGCGCTATACTGTGGCAATAGATTGAGGTGAGCAGATGCCAACACTACCAAGCGAATTCCAAACCCTAGCCGACGAGCTAATAGACGACGAGTTTACGGCGTTTAAAAAACCATTCTCTGCAACTCGCCAAGGCGCTTTTAATCCGGTGACAGAAACTTATGCGGCTGGTCAATCATTCACAATCGGCGCAATACCATCGGCGCTTGAAGATAGCCAGTTCCAAAACCAACTGATTCAGGTTGGCGATTTCAATTTGGTGCTGAACCCGCGAACCACTCCGACATCAGGCGCTTACTTTGAGCCACGCATTAACGACCAATGCACCTTTAACAGCAAGGCGGTGCAGATAGTAACCAAAAGCACTGACTCTGCTGATGCGGCCGTAAAACTCGTTTGCAGGTATCTCTAATGAACTTTGAGCGCACACTAAGCATAAAGTCAGACCTTATTGGTGAGATAGCGCAAGACGTGCGTAAAACAGCTTTTGTTGTGCTGCAGGGTGTTACGCTTAAAACGCCAAAGGATAAAGGTGAAGCTACTTCTAACTGGATTTTAGGTATTGGCTCACCAAGCACTGAGCGCAGAAAGCCTTATGTTGAAGGCTCAAAAGGCAGTACAGCAGCACAAAACATCACAGCGGCGCAGCAGGCTGGGCTGGCGGTCATAGCTCAATATCCTAACAACTCACTGCCAGACCTTTGGATAGTAAACAACACACCGCATATAGTGCCGCTAAATGATGGTAGCAGTAAGCAAGCTGGCGCTAAATTCGTCGAGCAGTCAATCTCAGAAGCGGTTAACAGGACATTCTAAATGGCTAACAAATCCACCACGGCAGCAGAAGATGCAATCATAGCCTTGTTCGTATCTAACCCGCCCGCATCAGTTAAAGGCTATATGTTGCCAAACGTGCCGATGCTGGACCGTGCGACAGCTACACCTATCGCTGACTCTGCGTCACTGCCTTGGGTGCGCCTTACTATCAACTGGCTAGATAGCATCAACAGCGGCAATGGTGGCGGCACATGGATCCGGCGCAACGGCTTAATCAGCATTGACGTATTTACCAAAAAAGGCAGCGGCACCAACACAAGCCAAGCAATCCGCGAACACTTCATCAATCTGTTTGAAAATACCGAATTCGAGCCAGTAAAGACTTTTGAAGCGACAGCTGCTAAAATCGAAGATGATCCGTGGCTTGGGTATCAAATTAACATTAACTTCTATTGCGAGGGCTTTTAAATGCCAACTACAGTTACAGACCGTCAATTATCTGGCGGAGATTGGGCGGTTTATCTGTCCGAGCAAACAGCGCAGGGTTCCATTAATGCAAGTCCAGTATGGCAGCCAGAGCGCCGCACAGAGGGCCGCATCAAGTCAGTGCCATCCTACACAACCAGCGCAGAAGTCAGCCTTGATTTTAACCCGTCCCAGCAAGTGCAGGACGGGCGCGAATCGACAGGTGAAATCAGCTTCGAACTGACAAAGCAAAAGATTAGCCGATTATTCGCTGCTATCTATGGCGCTGAAACTCAGGTCACAGAAACCAGCGCGACTATTGCGTCAACGGTGACGGGTTTTACTTCAACTGATGCAAGCTTTACTGATGTTGCAGTTGGCGACTTTATTTTCGTTACTGGCTTTGTCAATGCAGCGCTAAACCGCACTTACCGAGTAACGGCAAAGGCTGACGCTGACACAATCAGCACTTATCCGGCACCTGCTGCAACGGCTGCGGCTGCGGCATCAGTCACGGTTAAGTCATTCAAGACTGCTAACGCCAACCTGCCAACTTATTTCAGCGGACAGAATCGCGTTATTGACCAATCGAAAGTTAATGACATCGACTTTCAGACATTCGTTGACGGCTTAATAAATGCGTTCAGCGTAGAGATTGGCGAATCCGGCATTATCACTGGTAGTCAAACAATCCAGTTTGCGCGCAAGCTTGATGGCACCGGTGCAATCTCAGGCCAAACAGACGCAGCAGCAACCACTGACGCGCCATTATCAGCGGTGCAGAACGTGGCAAACTGGTATCTGAATGATGTTACAGCCTTGTGCGAGCTGAAATCAGCAACTATCAGCATCAGCAACGAAAACCAGCGCGACCAAGCTGCAGGCTGTGGTGACAGATACGTTCGCGGCTCGAATCCGGTGATTACAGTTGAAGGCGTATCTCGCTCAAGCATTGCAAATAGCATGGTGATTCGTGATTACTTTGATAATGCCACGCGCATCGGTTTTGCTGTTGAGCTGTCGCATGGTGGGGCTGACCGGACTGTTATTGTTATTCCTCAGACTGTGGTGACGGCTTGGGATGCCAGCGACTCGCAGAACGTAATCAGCAATAATGAGTTTACGCTCACTGCTGAAAAAGATGCGGCGCTTGGTTATTCAATAGCTGTGTTTAGGAATTGGAGCTAGAAGGAAGGGGCGAAAGCCCCTTTTTATTTACCAGCAAGTAACTCGTTAACTCTGCACAAAGACTCGGCAGGAATTAAAGCGGTTGAGGCAGAGGTTTTAGGCAACATTTCATAAAGCGCTGGCGATAAATCTTGAAGCTGCTTAGCTGTTGATGCAGTCATTACCACCCGCTCAACATCATTAATTAGTGAAAACAACTCTTTGTACTCATCACGTAACTTTTCAGCATCTGCATAGAATTGATTTTCTCTGCCGATTGATAGCTCAGAGTGGTCAGCAGAGAAGTTATCCCCATTAACTCTATATGTAAGCATTTCAACTCCAAACATTGTGCGAGGGTAAGTTTGCGCTCTATCTGATTGCTTTATTGCCTGACCACCAAAAACATATTTTGCTGCAGTTGAAGGTGTAGAGATTTTACCAGCTGTATATTTATGACCAAAATACAAAGTTGATTTTTCATCATTACTTAGCTCTGAAATTTTCTGCTTTGCTGTAACGAATGGCTGATACTCGTTGAAAACTGCTGAAATTATCTCAGAAGTCTTTTTATCCAGCTCTTTGAATTTTTCAAGAAAAAGAACATTGATAGCTCTTTCTATTAATTCTGTTTTTACTTGCTTGCTTAATTTTGACACTCTTAGAATCTCCTATTTGTTGTTGACACATCAAATCTACCATACAATTACCAAACAACAACTCCGACCAGTGGCGACTATGAGATTATCAGACTACAAAGAATCAACCTTACTACACAACCAAGGCGCACCAGTGGCAATCGGTGACGCGACTTTCTACGTTAAGCGCATCGGCACGCCTGAATGTAGTGCGTTCATTAAAAAGCTAAAGGCTGAGCTTTTCGGGCCATTTCACAAGTACCAAGATGGTGACGATAACCTTTTGATGGCTCACTTGCTGACTGAATATCTGGTGACGAATTGGGAGGGTGTACTGACAGAATCAGGCGAACAACTACCATACAGCCAAGCAGAAGCGCGCAAGGTTTTCCTCAACAAAGAATACTGGCTTTCACTAAACCTGATTTTAATCAATGCCGCCAACACGTTTGAAAACTATCTTTACGAGCAATTGGAAGAGGATATAGAAGAGCTAAAAAAGTGCTAGCCGCTCATCAGCAAAATCCAATATCAAAGGATGACTATGAGGCGGCAGTAAGGTTAGATAAATTCGACAATGGCAACATGGCCGAACAAATGCGCCAAGAACTCGACGCCAATAAATTGACGCATACACAGCAGGAATTACTGAGCGCGTTTTATGCAGGACGCAGAGAAGCCACAGACAGAAACCGCATCCCGTATGCGACAATGCAACGACTTGCTGATACAATTATTAACTATGAATCAGATTTAGCTATTCGCTGCATTCAGGCGCTTGACGATACGTTGATTGAGTTGGTTAACGAAAAAGAGCGCAAGGATTTGGAGCGGATGAAAAGCAAGGGCGGTGGAAAGTAATGGATCGCATAATCCGTATAAAACTCGACTCAAGACAAGCTGAACAAGGCATAGACCGTCTTGATAACGACATGCGCGGATTGGGGCGCACAAGTGACGGCATTCAGACCAAGCTGACAGCTGTTGCATCTGCGCTTGCTGCGGCGTTTAGCGTCCAGCAAATAACAGCCTATGCTGACGCCTATACGAACATCCAAAACCGCTTACGCGTCGTTACAGATAGCACTGAGCAGTTAACTAGAGTGACGGCATCGCTGCTTCAAACTGCCAACGATACCCGAGCAAGTTTTGACGCTACTTCATCGCTCTACAGCACGTTAGCCAGAAGCACAGAAGAATTAGCAATCAGTGAAGAAAGATTGATTGCAATCACTAAAACAGTTAACCAATCCTTTGCTGTGTCTGGCGCATCTGCTGATGAAGCGGCAAACGCAATTAGGCAGCTTTCTCAGGGCTTAGCGGCTGGTGCGCTACGTGGCGACGAATTTAACTCTGTAGCCGAACAAGCGCCAGGTATTTTACGTGCAGTGGCAAACGAAACCGGAAAGTCTGTTGGTCAGCTGCGAGAATTCGCAGCAGAAGGAGGCATTACTGCTGAGCTGCTAATCAGGGCGATAGAAAATTACTCTGATGTTGTGCAATCTGAATTCGACAAAACAAACAGGACGTTTCAGCAGTCCGCTGTTGTGGCTAAAAACAATGCTACCGCTTTTGTAGGGTCAAGTAAGTTAATTCAGGGCGCAACAGAAGCAGCTGGTAATGCGCTGGTTAATTTTAGTGAAAACCTAGAGACAGCATCGCAGGTTATAGTTGCCATCACTGCTGTTATAGCTGGTAGATACGCCGCTGGCTTGGTTGCGGCAAATGCTGCGGCTATCCAATTAGCTGTTGGCGTTGCCACTGGTAACGCAAGCCTGATAACTGGGGCCAAAGCTGCTGCTGGTAAAGCTGTTGCTGTTGCTCAATCTGCTGCTGCTGATTTGGCCGCTGCGCAAGCATCTGCGGTGGCAACTGCTGCGGAACGAGCAAGATTTGTAGCTGTTCAGGCATCAATAAAGGCAGATTTAGAGCTTGAGACTGTCAGGCTTAGAGCGCAAGTATCAGATGTTGGTAGACAGCAAAGCATTCAGCGCCTTACGGCGTTACGGCTTGAGCTTGCGGCAGCAACAACAGGGCTGGCAAGAGCTGAGGCGGCAGCTGCCGCTAGTGAGGCTGCCGTGACTGCGTCGGCTAACGCTGCTGCTGCGGCAACAACAAGATTATCTGTTGCGCAATCAGCAGCGACAGTCTCAGGCAGAGCGCTTGGAGTTGCTCAGAGCGGGCTTTCTGCTGCTTTGGCGCTTGTGGGCGGGCCAGTCGGCGCTGCGATATTGGCGGCTGGCGGCTTGGTTTATTTTGTGACTCAAGCCATATCATCACAGCGTGAGGCGGAGCGCCTTGCTAATGCGGCTAGAGGCTTAAACTCTGAGCTTGAAAAGACAAACGAGATTTATGAGAACTATCAAAAGTCGCAAAAGTCAGCAGCGGAGCAAGCGGTATCTGGATTAGGACAGCAGGAGCTGCAAGCTCAGTTCAGTAAATCATCCGCACTGGTTGAGATTTATAAAAAACGCATTGATGACTTAAAGGAGGCTGGAGCGTCTTACGCTCGTATCGCTGATGTTGAGGAAAAGCTAAAGCAAGAGCAGCTAACGCTTGATGCCATTAACAAAACATCGCCGCAGACGGCAAAAGGCACTCAGGACTTAGCATTACGTCTTGCTGACCTTGCAGCGCAAGTGAATCTAACATCCATTGAATACTCGGTATTTGCTGAGCGCCAACGTCTGATAAAGGATGGCTTTAGCACTACTGAAATTGACAAGTACATCGAAAGCTATCGAGCATTATTGCTGTTGCAAGAGAGCAATCGAGCAAAGGCTAAAACCGGATCTGATATTGATTCTCTGTTTAGTGGCTCGGATAACTTGTTTAGTGGTTCGGCTCCTAGCGCCCCGACTCAGGAAAGCGACACATCAGCACGAATTAATGAGCGCATTGCCGGGCTGCGACAAGAAACAGCACTAATACAGCAAGAGCTGCTTTTACGCAAAGGCGTACAGGACGGTTTAATCAGTGAAGAACTGATGGGCCTGCAGATGCAGACTTCTGCAAAGATACTGCAAGCGCAGACAGAGCGAGAATTGTTATTCGCCGAACAGACGCTGACCAACGAACAAAAGCTGGCTACTGAGGCGGCTTATCAGGAGCAGGTCACAGCAATAGCGCAAGAATACGCGCAGCGCAGACAAGAAGTTGAACGCGCTGAAATGATGACCCGCATAGGATTAACTGAGTCATTTGCAAGCTCTGCCATTAGTGTGATTAGCGCGTTTAGCTCCAAGTCGTTTCAGGCCCAAAAGAATGCAGCCATTGCGACAGGTTTGGTTAACATCGGCGCAGGTGTGGCAAAGGCGCTTAATAACCCATATCCGGCCAACTTGGGGTTTGCCGCTGCCGTAGCTGCTCAGGGTGCATCTCTGATTAATACTATTAAGTCAGTTAACCCGTCCGGTCAAAGCGGTTCTAGCTTTTCTGGCGGTGGCGCTGCATCATTACCGACTCAACCACAGGCGGCTCCGGTAGTTGGCAACTTTGAGATTGCGGGGCTGTCAGCACTGCAAGAGCAGCTAGACAGATTAGACCCTGATGAGGTTTTACCTGTATCATTCACCAGACGGCTTGTTGCAAGCCTGAGTTCAGTTCAACGGTTAGAGGGTGGCGCATAATGCAAGCAGGCGGATACTACTTAGGCGGTGACACATTAGTCATAGGCGGCGCTGATACGCCTCAGAGTTACATCATGTATCAGAATCTAATGCAAGGCGCTACGGTGACGGCTGGTGGCGATGTTGGCAGATTGCACGACTGGATGACTAACGTGTTTTATTCGCGAGCGGCCGGAACCAATACGATTGATTTAACCATTGTTCCTGACCAGATTAATTGTGTTGCGCTGGCTGGCGTCAACTGGCTATCCGGTGGCGTTACGTGCAAGTTTTACACATGGAATGGCTCGGCATACGTCCTGCAATGCGATCTGTTCAGCAACAAAGATGGTAGGCCAGTTATGCGCGTTTTTCCATCCGTCAGCACTGATAAGGTGCGCTTTGTTTTCACGTCAACAGCCACTCTGTATGTGGGTGAAGCTGCTTTCGGCACTGCTTTACAAATGCCGTCCTGTCCTGCTGTTGGTTATCAGCCTGCAAGATGGTCAGACAATGACGAAGTTTCTGTTAGTCAAACTCAGGCTTTAAACTTTGGCGCTTCGACTATTGAGCGCAGAGGCTCGACAGAGGTTATGCAGTTCAATTACTTGCCGTATGATTTTCTGGATAACCAGTGGTCGGCGTTTCGTGAGGCAGCGAAGGGTAAGCCTATCTTCGTTGGATTTAATCAAAAGGATATGCCTGCTGCCGTTGTTCATGGACATTGGAGGCAAGGAGTGCCACGCTTTGACACTCCTTATTTTTCATCTGTGCAGCTTACTGTTGATGGGGTGGTTTAGTAGTTTGATCCGCTGCCACCTGAGCCACCAGAAGCTACCCATGTAGATGTTATAACTGGACGCATAGACTCAAAATCTTCTGCGGTTAACCTGCAAGGTTCTTGTATCTGGTCTTTAATTTCATTGTATGCGCCTAAATATAAATTAACTGCACTTTCCGCAATCTCATCAAGAGACCAAAGCTCCATGTATGGAGTTCTGCGTTTTTCTCCTTGCTCAACCTCTGCAAAGGCCCAACTTCCGCGCCCATTGCTAAAGCATCTGATTCTTTTCTTCATAACATTCTCCATTTTTGCTTAAATCCAGCTTAGCATGTAAAATCTAAGCAACAACTCCGACCAGTGGCACATATGGCATTCAACAACATCAAACGACAATCGGGCCGCATAGCCTGCACCATATTTGAGATTGACCTAGACATCAACGACCCTTCGCTTGATGCAGGGTTTGCCGCAAACCCGAACAGCTACGGCACACCAAAGACCACGAATGACGTTAGAGCATGGCTTGCTGGTTCGGTGCGGACGTATCGCTACAGTGACCAATACATTGCTAACCTTGACTGTTTTCCAAACCTACGCAGCGCAAAGAGCAATCCGCCAAAAGCGAATCCTGGTATCGACATTGGTTTTCGGGCTACTGCCACAATCGACATTGACGATTTTGAGACGAATGACGCTTATGAAGTGCAGGGCTTATACAGCGACAGGCGCGTCGAAGGTTCACACTTTGCCAAACTGTTTGCCCGTAACTTTGTTAAAAACCGTCCGGCTCGCATCCGCCGAGGCTATCTAACTGATGCAGGCGTTTACGACGAGACAAACTTTCAAACAGAACATTACATCGTTGACCAATACCAAGGCCCGACATTAGCCGGAAAAGTAGACTTTGACCTTGTGGACGTTTTAGCGCTGACCAACGGCATCAACGCCAAGGCCCCTGAAACGACCAATGGCACGCTGAATAACAACATCACCACTGCATCAACAAGCATTGGGGTTAATCTTGAAGCTGGATTAACGGTTGCTGATATTGAAGCCAAGTTTGGCGCTAACGGTGCAACTGGATTTTTAGCTATTGGCAGCGAGTATATGGGCTATACGGTTACAAGCGCGACTGGTGTAGCTCCGGTAACAATGGATGTAGTAAGGGCGCAATATGGTACGACAGTTAACAATCACGCTATCAACGCCACGGTGCAGAAAGCTATTGCCTACCAAGACACCAACATCATCACCATTATTGACGACCTGCTACGCAATCACACAGACATTGATGAGACCTATATACCTGTCAGCGAGTGGTCAGCGCTTGAAACTGGCGAGCTTTCACTGTTTGAATTAACCAACATCATCACCAAAGAAACCGAAGTTAAGAAGCTACTGAACGAGCTTATCCAGATTGCAGGCTTGACGATGTATGTCGATGTGGTAGAGCGCAAGATTAAAATCGTAGCCACTCCGAATTTTGACAATCCTGTGATTACGTTCGATAGCGTAGAGCATTACGAGGTTGGCACATTCGGCGCGCCTAATGATTTTGATAAACTGGTAACGCGCCAACTGGTGCGATGGGCACCAAAAGACTATTCAAAAACAGAGGATAGCAACTGGACAAAAACTTTCCGTGTTGCCGCAATATTGGAAGAATTGCCAGAGCGTTTGGGCGTCAAGTCAGACGGCAAAGAGGTCTTATCAAGATGGCTGCCAAACACAGTCAACGGCAATCAGATTGCTACAGGTATCGCACAGCGCAACGTGGCGCGGTTTAGCCAGATACCTAAGCGCGTCAAGTTTGAGGTCGACTCAAAGTATATCGGCACTTTAGAAAACAGTCAGCGTATGTGGGTTGGTTCGGTGTTTAACTGCATCACTCCAGCCAAGGTGTTTTGTAATGGCGCGTTCCAGCCGCAGATATTGACCTGTCAATGTACGTCTGTTGCGGCCTCACGCAGGGCTGATAAGTGGACAGTCGAAGGAATATCCTATCAAGCCAACATTCCGCCAAACGCTGACTACTACATTGATGCAGGTGAGTACCTTGATTATGTCCTGTCTGATAACTTTGATTTCAGCGCCACAGATAAAGAGTACATTGTTGTCATTAACTCTGGCGCTGTTTTTGGCTCGACAACCACAGCGACGGCTGGATTCAGGCAGGGCACGTTTGGCGCTGGCTCCACTCTCAAATTGATAATTCAGGGTCAGCTATTCGGTAAGGGCGGCGATGGTGGTAGAGGTGGGGAAACTGACGCACTTGACGTTATTATACCGCCAGAGCCTGGGATTGCGGGCGGGCCAGCTGCAGAGTTCACCACTGATGCGGTAATCGATAACAGTTTTGGTTTGATTGCTGGCGGTGGCGATGGCGGAGATGGAGGCGAGGCTGCGTTTGTTGGAACTATGGGATACGGCGGTGGCGGTGGCGGTGGCGGTCAAGGTTTGACTGGTGGGTCTGGCGGAGCTGGCGGCTTTGGGAATTTCCAGTCGGGGGCATCTGGCGGCGGTGGGAATGTCAACAATAGCGGAGCTGGCGGCACATCGTCTGGCCCTGCTATGGACGGCGAGGCTGGCGGACTGCTTGGAGATGGCCCTGCAATCATCACCAACGGCAACACAATAACCATCACTGCGGGCAACAACAGCGAGCAGATAAAAGGCGCGATTGTGTGATGTTTGGTGTATTATTAATGCAGATTAATTTGGAGTTTTATCAATGTATCAATACAGCAATTCATTAATACGCCAGTTTCCTAGCGCTGTGACTGGTAATGCAGCGGTAGGTGTTCAGGCTACGGTTTATATTGGTGAAACCGGCACGCTTGCATCACTGTTTGAAGTCAATGGCTCATCAAAATCAAATCCAGTTACCACTGATGCCAAGGGTTTTTATTCATTCTCGCTTGCTGATGGAGATTATCGGATTGTTTTTTCCAGCAGCCAGTTTGCCACTTTGCGGATTAGCGTTTTAGATGGGGCAGCTATTCGTGAGGAATTTGATGATTTAGTTGCGTCAAACACAGAATTTAGAAGCCAACAACAAGCCGCTTATGATTCTTTTGTTTTGTCTCAAGGGTGGGATCAAGTAGGCACGTTTGCAGCAGGATTTACTTACACTTCACCAAACCAAGTAGGTCAGGACGTTGACGGAAACTGGTGGCGATGGAATGGCTCGCTTCCTAAAACTGTAACAGCGGGTACTCTGCCAAGCTCTGACGCAAATTATAAGCTTGTTGGTGACGGGGTTTTGCGTAGCGATTTGTCCAGCGGAACAGCTGATATTGGTGGGGTTGAGGCTGGTAAAATCATTAAAAACATTGACAACTTCACTACTCCAGAGCGAGAGGGTGGATTAGTCGCAGCACTGGCAACCGGGAAACCTGTGTGGCTGAGGCAGTCAACTGATTACGCAATTGCAAGCCTGTTAAACATACCAAACGACGCAATGATTATTGGTTCACGCACTAGCAGGATTGTTTCATCTGTCAATGGTACAGCAATACAGTGCGGGGCTGGCGTAAAACTTATCGGCTTTCAAATTGTCGATGACGAAACGCAACCAAACGCACGCGGGATAAACATTGCTGGAGGTTTTTCAGGTCAAGAATTTATCGGCGTAGAAATGGAGTTTGCAAAGGAGTGCGTCACGTTTGAGGTTGACGGAGGCTCTGGTTTTTCCAGTATGGGTGGCAGTTATTACACAAGAGTACCGATCGGCACTGGCGCTGCAATTAAGGTTAACGGTACAGATACTCAAGCGATACCTCGCAAGTTCATAAACCCAGAATCTCGCGGCTGCACGCTGTTTGATTTTGGCGGATGTAACGATTTCTTTGCTGCAAACTTTTACAGTAACGGGCTAATCTACGACGCGGCATCAAGCAAGGTTATCATACCAGCCTGCCGCATTGGTGCAGCCGGAGGCAATGTTGAAGTGAGAGGAAGTCAACACTTGCTTGATGGCATTTATGCCGCACCGATTGATGTATATGCGACTAGCAGCATAGTCAGAGGGCAGGCTCCATCAAATGAAATTACGGATTTTGGCAGCGGCAATGATATAACTCGTGGCGAGGTGGGTGCTATTCCAACAATTACAGCAGCAGGCGGTGGTTTCTCGCTTGGTAATGGCACTGCAGTAATTGTGTATTCTCGGCGTGGATCAATAGTATCGTTGCAGTTTGCGCTAGATGTCGGGTCAACAACAAATATGGGCACGGGAGAACTGCGAGTGCAACTGCCAATTGCAGCGAGCGCGTTTAGTCCTATACAGGTTTTTGGTGCTGGTATTGCAACTGCTGGAGCTTCTTCTGCTTTATTTAGCTGCCGCATTGTACCGGGCGATAACTATCTGACAATGCGTTATGTCGATACGTCAGCTGTGCAGCAGTTTTTAAGCGCCACAACGCCAGGCACATTTGCTGCTGGCTCAGTTATCAGGTTTACTGGCGAGTACAGGTCGAGCTAATGAAATATCAAGACTTCAAACACTTCTGCACTGAGCACCTGTTAGCATGGTGATTGCACTCCGATCATTTCGTGGAGCTATCAGCATGAACGTATCAACCCTAATCAAAAAAGAAGAAGGCTTCCGAGCGAAGCCTTACTACTGCACAGCCGGAATGCCGACGATTGGATATGGTCGCGTGGTCGGCAAGAAAGGTGAACAGCTGCCTGACATGATAACTACGCCAGAAGCGGAATCTGAGTTTTTGGAAAAAGAAATCGCCAGACTTGAGTATAAACTTGCTGGCATTTACCCAAACGCATGGAGCAGATGCAACGAAGCAAGGCAGGCTGTTTTGGTTAGCATGGCTTACCAGTTAGGATTGGCTGGCTTGTCAGGATTCAGGCGCATGTGGGCGGCTATAGGTGAATCAAATTGGACCGAAGCGGCGCGACAAGCTTTAGATAGCAAGTGGGCTAAGGTTGATTCTCCTAATCGGGCAAAGCGCCAGGCTGAGCAGCTGGAGTCTGGATTGTGGCATAAATACTATGAGGTGGAATAATGCTGTCATTTCTTGGAAAACTGTTCAGCTCTGATGAGGCCATCAAATCAACAGCAGGAGCGCTGAGGGATGGTTTAGATGCTTTGGTATACACTGACGAGGAAAAGGCCGCAGATGCAGCTGCAAGCCTCACAGAAGCCCGCTCAATGCTGATTAAGTGGATGGATTCAACTCAAGGGCAAAACCTTGCACGTAGATTCCTTGCTGTGTCGCTGTCAATGCTGTGGGGTACGATTTACGGCGTGCAGATTGTTCTTTCGTCTATTGCGCCTTGGGTTCAAGCAGAGACAAGCAAAAAGCTCATGGAATCAGCAAACGTATTAGGTGAGTCAGCAAGCCAGCTTAACGGTGCGATGATGCTAATACTGGGCTTTTACTTTGCAGCTCCATACATGGGTAGCATAGTAACTGCTGCAATGGATAAATTCAGCAAAGAAAAAGCGCAAAAGTAGTTTACTTCGGCGCTAATCTGACTTAATCTTTACCCGAACACTCCACGTTCTCCTGTCCATGTTGATACTTCGCCGCAGCTTAACCCACTGCGGCTTTTTTAATTTCTTTTATGACGCGTCTAGCCCAGCGAATTTCGCAATCTGCTTCCAATGCGCAAACTATCACCTTATCTCCATCCTTGTAGTTTTGCTCTATCAGATTTCTTTTTGTTATTCGCTTTGTTTTTTTCTTCTTCCCTGGCTTAATTCTTGGAGCTAGATATTCTGCAAGAGTTAGACCTTCAAAAATCACAACAACCCCTTATCACTTAAAACCCTGATCCACTCGTTCACATTAACCACGCTGCGCTTAATGCCTAGCATCTCAAGTGCTGGCTTTGTGCCGCAATCGTGTAGACGCTTAAACGCTACAACTTTTTTGCACATCTCCAGCGCTTGACGCTCTTTTAAGTGCTTTCTGTTTTCTTGCTGCGGCCAACCAAAACTATTAGCAACTTGATTCAAATAAACGATGTTGTAGCCGGTGCGCTCATGCACTTGTTTTGTGGTCAACTTTTCTTCGCAATACAATCGCTCCAGCATCTTCATGCGCTCAGACTTGCCAGCTGTTTCACCCAGTCTTTTTGGTGAGTAGCCGCGCAGCTTCACGCCCGCATTGGTTAATATCTCTCTGACTTCTTTGGTTGTTAGACCTGTTTTTCTGGCTACAAGCGAAGGTATCATATCCTTCGCAAGCTCTATTACTGTCTCTTTGCTGATTGTCATTTAAACGCTCCATCGCCTTTTGTAGGCTGTAGTGGTTAATTGTCATAGTAAATCTCGACTATGTCTGACAAAACAACAGCTCATAGCCAGAGGATGGTTATTGTTGGTAGGGTCACAATCTCACCTCCATCTTATCCGCATGTAAAATCAGCTCGGCGATACTATAACGCTGCTGTTCACGCGCCCTGCTCGCGTTGTAAGTAAATCCGCGCTGTTGGTTGTAGTGAAAGCCTGCCTGCTCGCACAGGTCCACCAGTCGGTTGTGTAGCTGGTCTTTATTACGGCATGTTGCTAGCTCGTTTTTTGCTTCGGTTAGGTTGTTCACTGCTAATCATCCATAATGTCGATGTCGATGCACTGGACGCCGCTTAATGAGAAAAAGTTTCTTTTTAAAAACACTTCATACTCATTTAGCGCTTCGCTTGGCCAATTAGCTTTTACTGTTAGTTCGTCCAGCTTTCTTCCGTCTTTTGTCATAACTCTAATGGTGTACGTTTTCATCACCCACACTCATCATTAAAATCCCGTTTAACAGCATCGGCCCTATCAGCTTCAAAGTGCAGGTCTGCATTTTCTCTTTCCAGCCTTGCTATGCGCTTTTGTTGCTTCTGTTCGCGCAGGTCGTAAATTCCTGACACCACAAACCAAGTGGCAAGCATAACTGCTACGCACAACAAAAATGTTTCTATTGGGTTCATACCAACCTCCAATACAAGCCAACCAGCAACGCTATTGGCGCTACAATCATAAACAGCCTGGCAAGTGCCACCATGTTTGACTGGCGCTTGTGTTTTGGTTGCTCATTCAAAGAATAATTAATCAACGGACGATACTCCATACACTAATTCCTCTAGTTTTTCCTTGATGGCACGTAACTGGCCAAGTACGTCAGTTGCGTGTAGGTTTGCCTGTAGTGCGATATCGGCAAAATTATTACCTTCAACAAACAGATAGCAAAGCAGCATCACTGATGATCGATTAATCCAGCACCAGCGCTTTTGCTCAACGCCATGCAACCACTGGCAATCGTAGATATATGCCAGTTTGCCGATGTCGCCAATCAAATCAACGATTGGCTGCTCTGCGTTGGCTAGGGCTTGCACGCGCTTGCGGTGTTTGCGTTCTGGCGACCACTTGCGCACTGCTCGGTCTGTTACGCCGTAGAATTCGGCTAAGTCGGTGTTGTTCATGTTTTCTCCTGTTGATTGCCAGTTAGCGACTGGCGGCGGGTTTATTATTTGGTTAAAATCCATTTGTTTGCAATAAAGTTGCTCTGAACCCAATCTTCAAACAACAAATACGGGTTGCATGTTTTTAATGCCGCTATTTCTGCGCACTTAATAACATGGTTTAATGTCAGCAATGAGCCATCCATAGGTTCGGCAGAAATTAAATCATCTGTTTCTATGAAGTTAACGCCGTTAACTACCGCTATTGTTTTTGCTTGCATTTTATCACTCCAATTAGTTATCTCGTTTCGATAAGTCAATACTAGGCCCATTCGTTCCGGTACGCAAGTTGTATTTTGAAAAAATAGCAGTGGTCGGATGAGTTAAAGCGCAACAACAGAAACAGGGTAGCAGCGGAATCGCTCAAACAAGCAAGCCGGAATATCATCCGGCTGCTCTGAGGTTAGATAGGTGAATGGTAGGGTGTAGCCTGGGAGTAGGACAGAATAAGCCTTCAAGTTAAACTCTAATGATTAAATAACCAGTGTTAACATTAGTTCCAGATTCCTTAAAGCTGCCGACAGGTAAATCATGCCACTCGCCTTTGACCAGTTTGTGGTCATACCATGCTGATGCGGGTAAGACTGAAACGAGTCTACCGCCTTGTTTTACAAACTTCTTGGCGTGCTCAATGTGCTTGACGTAATGTTTTCCGTAAAACGGCGGGTTCATCACCACAGCGTCATAAATTGGATCCGGCGCTGTGTCCAGAAAATTAGCTGTTAGCACACTGTGACCCTTTGCACGGGCTTGGTTTGCTCGACCAGCGTGATATTCGATACCAACACACGTAAAGCCAGAGGCCCGCAGTTCGTCCAGTATCGCACCATCCCCACAGCTTGGTTCTAAAATCAGCGCGTTTTTATCCAGATAGATAGAGCTAATGATTCGTTTCACTACAGCGTTAGGCGTAGGGTAAAACTGCAAGTCTGCTGAGACTTCCGTACTTTGAGTGCGCTCACCTTTTTCATGCGCGTCCGGCAAAACATCCCCGTAAAACTCATGCAAGGCATCATTTACGATCTTCAAAGCGCGTTCGTTAAAGTGGACATGCGCGTTACCATTTTTAAACATCTTCACACTTAAACCTAATCGCTGCAGTTCAAAATCTTCAATGCGTAACCGGTACTTCTGGATAGTGTTCAGTTCGTCCTCTGTCAGCTTAGGTTCTGCTGAAACCTGCAGCATAGCCTCGCATATGTCTTTTAGCCTATCAACGCCCCAAGTGCCGTAACCGTTGAAATTAGACAATATTGCACGCTTAGGTAGCTTATTAACGCCAAAACCAAAGTTAGAGTGAGATTTGTAAAACTTATCTAAGTTACAAAACGCTTCGGCCAAACCTTTAAGGGTATAATAGCGCGGGTTTTCCCAGTATCGACCAAAGGTGGCTTGCAGGTTTTCCAAAGTTAATGGTGCAGGATTCGTTAGTGACTGATTAAATTTACGCTTATCTTCAGCGCTGAATACGTTATCTAAACCAAGCCGCATATAAATCGCCTTCCAGGCGCTTGATAGTAAAATCCGCTGGCCTTGCGTTTCGCTTGGGTAGCTTCTATTAATAAATGACTCACCAGTAGTGCCGCCAATAACCTGCACTGCGTTGTATATGCGTCCTTGAGATTTATTAAACTCCTCAATCTCTGCGATGAGATTTTCAGACTTCTGTCGGTATTCAGTAACAATATCGCGAACTGTATGCGGGTATGCTAGTTGATTCACTTCTTCTCATCCCTCTTAAACTCCAAACACCTAACAACAACCCCACCTTGATACCGCTCAATAACTGGCATCGTGTCGAATGGCAACTTGCTACAGTCTTTATCTCTATGAGCGCAAACTCTGCACATGCTGGCTTTTGGGTGGGTCATGGTTTACTTTCCGCATACTTTCTAGCAAGGAAAATAATATTTTTACCAGTAAGGCGCATATTAACTATTGGGTAGCCCCCATGACCGGTTTTCTCATCAAATGGAGAAATATCAAACATAGTCCAAGTTAAAAACTCTTTTGCACAATGCAAAACTGAGTGCCAATCTTGACCCTCACCCCAATAATCAAGACCGCCTCCGATTGAATGCATGCCGTTAACCCTTACTCGCTGTTGATAATTAGCTCGATTTTGTTTTGGTGAAAGTGGCTTTTCGTTTTTGTATGCGTAGTACACTTGGTGCAACTCAAGTTCTTGATCAATCCATACATCTTTAGGCGTAAAACCTCTAACTGACTTAAGTATTTCAGCAAGTTTTTTACTTAGCTTTTTCTCTATTCTTGGCTTCATCAATCACCCCACTAATTTAATTAACCGACCAAGCTGTCAATATTGTCACGAACCAAGGCGCGTATAGCCTCTCTGCGCTCCTTAACCGAAAGTACTTGCTTAATATCCGTTGCAATTTCTGCCGCAAAAGCATTGACTAAGCGGTCAACAAGTTCGGCCCGCAAACGTTCAGATAAAGACTTCAGCAATTCATCCTTATCAATTAATCCCCAAGCCTGCTGCATGAAGTCCTGAGGTAACTCGAAACGCTTATTGTACGGCAACTGAATCATATCCATTTTGTGAATGGATGCTTTAAGCTGGTCAGTAACCACTTGCAGTAATTCTTGCTCTAATGTCATATCTTGTTTCATTTTATTCTCCACGTTGCTTTAATTAAAAACCAATCCTAGCACCATTATTGATGCTAGGTGGTCGGATGTGTTAAGCCTGCCCCTTGATTATGAGCGTGGCAATGTCTTTTGTATCTTGGCGCGTCAACTCAGGTATGCGCTCAAGCAATTCTTTGCGCTGCTCTTTTGGTGCGTCAGCTATCCACATAGCATCTGCGTAAATCATCATAGCAAGAGCATGACTGACTTCTTCGTCAACATCTGCAACGGTGCATTCCTTTTTGACTAATCGGTCAAATTGAATCGCGTGGTGTCTTATTTTTGCCCAATCCATTACTTTAAATACTCCGATATTTTATTGGCTGCGTCTTGCCATCCTTTGCAAATAACAGCCTGATAACCTAATGATAAAAGCCTTTCTATCCATAGCTTTTGATTTTCCGATGCTTTGCCTTTTTCTGTTTTAAGCTCAATAAACAACCCGTGGTAAATGCCCGATGGCACAGGTAAAAACAGATCAGGAACGCCGCTGCGCACGCCTTCCGCCTTTAGCTTTGCGGCAACTGACTTATACCTGAACCCGCCGTTAGGTATGGCAAAAACAAAGCCTTTGTAATGCGGATAGGTCACATCAAACCAGTTGAGCAGCGTCACTTGGTGCGCGTGTTCTGTTGGCTCTGTCATGGCTCTAATTCCTCATCCTGATTAAACGCATACACATTGTAAAAATCCTCACCGTGGCGCTTGTTGGCCGTTATTGTCTCAGGCTTTGACCATTTTGACACATAAGCTTCTTCGGCAGTCTCAAAAACCTGACCATAAAAAGCAGTGCAGAACATTGTCCAGCCTTTCATATGTGGCGCAAACCAGTGGTTAAACGTCCTGTAATCCGTGGTAAAGCTAGCCTTAATAGTTTTTTTGCCTTTGGCGCTAGTCCAGGGCGTTAAAGTGCAGTTAAGCAGTTTATCAACTGTGGCAATGTATGGATCAGCTTTCATCTTCTGAAAATCAATGCGAAGCTTCTCATTCGGATTTACTACTTCCGCTTTACAATGACTGCAGTATCTTGCTGCAATATCGTTTTTCTCACCGCATTCAGGACAGTCTTTTGATGTCCAGTAATAGTTACACTGAGCATGTGTTCCAGCTTGCAGCACAAAACCATTGCAGCGCCTGCCGTAGTGCGCTGGCATTGGCCCGTGGTCAGTTTCTATGGTGCAGCCTGACAAATCCACAAAGTAGCCGTTTTCGTTAACGTCAAATCCATCAGGGTTTGGCCTGCCTTTAAATTCGTTTTGGTATCCGCATTGCGGACAACTGCACATAAACTTTCCTGCTTCGCTTTCCTTGCTGGTTTTAATTTGAGGCTCAAATACATCACCAGACGGGCAGTGGCGCTCAATATTTCCCGCAAAGTCCATTACCAAGCAATCGGCTTTATGTTCGTGCAAACGTAACCCTCGCCCTATTATTTGCTGCAGCAATGATGCTGACTCAGTCGCTCTCATAATCGCAACCAAATCGACATGAGGCGCATCAAAACCAGTGGTCAATACTGACACGTTGACAAGGTACTTAATCGACATCTGCTTAAATTCAACCAGTATTCTTTCGCGCTCTTTTGGTGGAGTGTCACCGGTAACAATTGCTGACAATTCAGGCGGCAAGCTTTCCATTATTTCATTAGCATGCTGAACTGTCGCAGCGAATATCATCACACCCATTCGGCTATGCGCCTTTGCCACAATCTCAGCAACTATGAGCGATGTTTTACGGCCTTTGCCAACGAAAGCCCTGTCTATGTCAGCAGAATCAAACTGGCCCATCCTGTTAAGGTTCAGGCCGCTTGTGTCGTATGACTCAGACTGTCCAGCCTCGAATACTGGTGCAGTTAAAAAGCCTTGCTCAATTAAATAACGAGCCTCTATTTTATAAACCAGTTTCTTAAAAAACGGCTTTACGGTTTCTGAGTCGTCTAGCGTCCTGCCGTTCTCGTCTATTTTGTAAATGTAGCCAGAACCCATGCGATACGGGGTTGCTGTCAATCCGATGACGCGCAGCTTTGGGTTTTTTAGCTTTAATTCTGCAATGATTTTTTTAATGGTCGGCGTTATCCGGTGCGCTTCGTCAATAATAACCGCGCAGAACTGACTGCCAAACTTATCAACGGCATTTTTTACAGTTCCTTCTGTGCCAAAAACAACTGGATGCTTTAGGCAGCGACCGCCAGCGCTTGCACTGAATATGCTGGCAGGGTTTCCGGTTGCTAAATATTTTTCACGGTTTTGAAGCACAAGCTCTTTCGATGGAGCAATGCACAATATTTTTTTACCACCACTGATGTTATGCAAGGTTTCTGCAACTGCAGCAATTATCAGGCTTTTGCCTGCACCAGTTGCGGCGTTTACAAGGCATGGGTCAAATGATTTTTTGACGTATCCAATAACAGCGTTAAAGGCTTCTTGTTGGTAGTTTCTTAGTTGCATAATTCACCAAAAACAAGCCCCACTTCCGCAGGGCGTTAAATCAATTAACCAAAACCTAAATCGTCATCATCAACCGGAGTGTCACCACCTAAAGCGGCCTCAGTTTCTGTAACGTCTTGCGCTGGTGTATTTTGTTTCGGTGCAGATGCTGGGCCTGGACGTGAAGCGCCTGAGCCTGATACGGCAGAAACCCAGTTACCAGTCGATGTTTCGCCAGTCTGTTCGTTTTTCATTGACCAAACCTGCACCTTGATACCCATAGGCTTTCCAGTTAAACAAACCATTAAATCCTGATCCGTTGGTGCGCGGTTCAGCTTGACCAGCTTGCCGCCACAGTTGGCGTCAATCGCCATCAGCATCATTTTGGCTTTATCTGCCTTCTTTGGATCGGCATCAGAGTGACGGATTTTCTGAAACACTTTACGGCCTTTGTATTCGCCAGCGAGGATGTTCCAACGAAGCTCAATGTACTGCTCGCCAGTGTTCGCATTGGTTTTGTTTTCGGCTTCATCAACCGCAGCTTTCAGCTCAGTGTTAGCCGGAATTGGAGGCAGATTAGTGTTAGTTTCAAAACTGCCCGTGGTAACTGCTTTTTCGCCTGTAGATAATGTAAAAAATGACATGATATGCTCGCTTATTTAATGGTTAATTTAGACTTACCGTCTACTAATTTAGCGCCTTGAATTACAGCGCCTTCTTTTAAAAGTTTTGCCAGCTCAACTTTATCCGGCGCAACACTGACTCTAAAATACTGTTGAGGCAATGATTCTTCATTAACTTCAACAGACTGGATTGGTTTTCCAATCGTAATTTTAAAAAGACCTTCAATCTTAGGAATGTTTGACGCTTCCATGTTGGTGCGTAAATATTCGCGCAGCCTGTCAGCCTCCGCTTGTTTTATGCGTTTGCGCTCAGTAAGGCGTTTTACTTCGTCGTCGTAAATCGCGGATTCCGCTTCGACTTCTCGGATATAAGCTGCAACACGTTGCGCTTTTTCTTTGAAATCTTCGGCCAGCAATTCCAGAGTATCGACTTTTTTATCTTCCGGTATGCCTTCGTCGGCCATTAACTGCCGTATTGGTTCGGCAAGTTGATAGAGTGATAAGCTCATTCCGCATTCTCCTGTTGTGTTATTCCGTAGTATTCAACAATGGCGGCATCAACTGCAGCCAAATCGTTATCAATGAATTCATTTTCAAACAAACCCATTGGCGTTTTTACGTTGTCGGTTCCATCGTTTTTAGTGCTGAAAAGATATTGCCCGTCATGCAATCCAGTTTTTAAAACAATGGTAAACATGCCGTCCATCGTGATTTTATCGTCCAGCATTTTCCCGAGCGTCTTAATCTTGGCATTTTGGCCGTATTCGTCAGTATCAGTGTGAGTTAACAAGTAAACGCGAACATTGTTTGGCGCATCAATAGCAGTCTTTGCAATGTTCCATGCGTTCAAGCCGATTTCAGTAAACTTTTCATACCCTTTTTCGCGGGCGCGGCGCATAAACTCGTTGGCCATCACATACTGAAAATCGTCAACGATCACAATTTCTTTGCCGTTTTTGGATGCATTTTCAATTGCCATGCAGATATGAGCAGCATTATCAGTTACAGCTACGCTGCCAGTTTTTTCTTTACCGTTCCACGGTTTCCATCCTGCTGACCGGAAAGGCAACGGCTTGCGTAAAGGCTGAATTAATAAAACTTTGTTTGGGTCAAGGTTGCGCATACTGGTGCTTTTGCCAGTGCCGCTCTTACCCATCACTACTGTTGAAATTGCCATGCTGTTTTGTCCTGTTGTTCATTCGATGAAGTCATTATTATCAGTATAAAACCAATTGTCAAACATTTTTTTAAATGCTAAAGTAAACACACAAATTAACAAGAGGTGAAGCATGACTACTTTAAAAGAGATGATAGAAAAACAAGAGGCAGAACAATTACAGGCTGCGATTGATTGGGCTGGCGGACAAACAACTCTGGCACAATTTCTTGGCGAGTCACCACAAACGGTTTCAAACTGGGTATCCCGTGGTCGAATGAGCGCCAAAGCTGCGGCAAGACTGGAAGAAAAAACCAGTGGCAAATTCAAAAAATCAGAAATGCGCCCTGACGTTAAGGACTGGTATTTATGAGCAACCACATAGATTACTGGGAGGCGGGTCTTAAAGTTTTTGGTCTGCATGGTTTTGTAGATGGTCAATGCGAGTGCGGAAATCCTGAATGCAATGCAGCAGGTAAGCACCCGCTGATCCGAAATTGGGTTAACGTTCCGCATTGGTCTGATGAGCAATTAGAGACTTTCGAGGAAATGGGGCATTTTACCACTGGCTTTGGGGTTTTGGTGTCCGGACTGCTTATTATTGACGTTGACGCCAGAAACGGAGGTGTAGAGTCATACAATCAGCTTTGCACAGACACCGGAATAAACTTTGATGATGCATCCGGTTTTATCGTCCAGACTGGTAGCGGTGGCGGAAGCCGTCATATTTATTTCAAAGCCACGCAAGGAGCTGCGCTAAGTCAAATAATTGACAAGTACAAAGGCGTTGACTTTAAGACGACTGGCTTTGTTGTTGGCGCTTCATCACTGCACAAATCAGGCATGATGTACGAAGCCATTAAGGGCCATCCTGATGACATCACAGAAGCACCAGCCGCATTGGTTGAACTACTCAAAAAGCCAGAACACCACAGGGCAACCGTTCACGGTTCAAGCATTGACATAACAGAGCAGGAAATAAAAGACATAGTTAGCTTTATCCATGCAGATTGCGATTATGAGACATGGTACAAAACAGGGATGGCAATTCATCATGCCACAGCTGGAACTGGCTTATGGATTTTTGACGAATGGAGCAACTGCGGCGAAAAGTACCCCGGCAGAGCTGACATTGAAAGAAAGTGGCACAGCTTTGGTAAGGCATCCAATCCTGTGACGCTGGCAACCTTGATCCACTATGCCGAGCAATACGGTTATCAGCAGCCGGTGACTTTTTCGTCAAACATTCAATTTGATGATGAGGCAAAAGGTGATCACCCACTGAACATTGATAACGTAGACTTGCTGCGTCCGCCCGGCTTTGTAGGTGACGTTGCCAGATGGATTGATTCGCAGTGCCGCTATCCGCGTCAGCATTTAGCAGTGGCCGCAGCGGTGGCAGCAGTTGGTAACGTGATTGGGTTGAGGCACACAGATGAGAAAAACGGCACCAACGGAAACTTGTTTGCTTTTTGCGTGGCCGCATCAGCAACAGGGAAAGAAGCGGTGCAGCAAGCTATGGCAGACGTTCACCGCGCTGCAGGTATTCACATTGCCACGCATGGTGCGATAAAGTCAGAGCAGGAAATAATCAGGAACCTGATCCGCCACCAAGCTGCTTATTACATAATCGACGAAGTTGGTATTTTCCTCAAAAAGATTGCCAACGCTCAAAAATCAGGCGGGGCTGCATACCTTGACGGCGTTATAGGGCTTTTAATGTCTGCCTATTCAAAAGCGGACGGCTACCTATTGCTGAACGGAGACACAAAAGACGAAGTTAGAAAAATCCTACTTCAAGAGTTGGCCCAATGCAAAAAGGCAATCAGCGAAAATGAAGATAAAACCGGAGCTTGTCAGCGCAGAGTGCCGCAACTTGAACGGGCAATAAGCTGCATAGATGATGGTTTGGAGAGGCCATTTTTAAGCCTTGTTGGTTATACTACGCCGATCACTTTTGACGGACTTGTGACGTTTGAGCAAGCAACTAACGGCTTTGTTGGCCGTAGCTGGTTAATCAACGAGAAAGAAACAAACCCAAGGGCGCGGCGCGGATTTAAAAAGCAGCCCATGACTGACTCAATGCGCGGTCTTTTGTTTTCTCTGCACTGTGGAGGTCATTACGATTCAACCGGATTGAAACGGGTCGAGTATTACGGCGATAAGGTAAAAATAAAAGTTGATCCAGAAGCCAGTCGGATGATGGACTTAGTTTTGGATTGGATAGAAGAACAGGCAGAAGAACACAAAAGCGGCAGCGGGCTTGAATCAATCGTTAGACGCTCTTATGAGCTGATGGCAAAGATTTCGCTTATCCTTGGCGCTCCAGAAGGGTTAATCACGCCTGAGCATGTCCGGTGGGCCTACGCCGCGATGCGTAGAGACATTGACGATAAAGTCAGGCTTGCTTATGCCAACATGGTAGAGAAGGACAGCCCCGACGATGCGGCAGCAATGCGCATTATGAACATGCTGGATAAAGACCACGGCGAAACGACTGGGGTAATAAAAAACAGGTTTAGAAAAGAAAAGCCTGAAAAAATTATTGAGATACTAGAAAAGCTGGAGGAAATGGGGAAAGTGAAGCGCATAAACACGACTCACCAAGGGAACGGAAAAACAATTGAGAAGTGGTTTTGCGTTTAAAGATGTTGCATAAAAAGCCTGCCATTGGTAGGCTTTAATCTAATTCATATTAAATTTCATTTTTCATTTAAAATTGCTAAATAGTTAGCTAAATAGTAAGCCTCACTACTAAGCAGCACCATTGATTTTAAAGGGCTAGAGTGGCTACTTAGCAGGATAGTAAGAATTTTAATAAATTATGTTATAAAATTTAAAAAACAAATCAAACTATTCTAACTATTTAGCTATTATGCTCTGCAGGCAGTGCCAAATAAGGACGCTGCATAGTTTTAAGTTACTAAGCAGCAACTAAGCAGCTTCCACAAACCCCGTCAATTTTTACGCTTTCAACCGAAGGCGTGGATACTACAACTACAACTACATAATAAAGATATTAAAGTCTTTTAATTTATTTACTTACAGTATTATAGGTATTATCGTCTCACCATGATGACATTGCCTGTGGTTGCTTGTCAATAGCAACTGGTCTGATTTGTTCACACCAATAGCGGTGGTAGGATTGTGGGGTAAACAATAATTGGAGAACTGAAATGGGTAAATATTTTGGTGTTGCAGTTTTGGACAATGGCGCAAAAGGAACTTTGTTTTTTGATGAAGTACCGGCGATTGGTTCAGAGGTTACTTTATGGCATTACGATAGCCTGGGTAATCCGGTGAAGGTTGTTGGTATGCTGGTGGAGTTGAAATAATGAATTTTAACGAGCCAACAACACAAGAACTAATCGAATCCTGCACAACCTATATGCATGACCGCTTCAACTACGACAAGCGCATGGAAGAAGTCAGTGAGCAGCTAGCATTGAACCCTGACGCGCTAGATGAAGCGCTGGTGCGTTTTATGAATGGCGACATACTTGCGCTTAGGTTGACGTTAGAAAACGCAGCGCGTGCCGTTTGTGAGCGGTCTGCACAGAAGCTAATCAAGGCTCATAGCGACAAATGGCAAGAATTCTACGAGCGTGACGAGTTTGAGTGTGACACATCCGACCACCTTGTTGGGTTGGTCGTGATAGAGTGGTTAAAAATTAGGGGGTTTTATGTCGAATTGGATTAAGTGTAGTGAGCGGTTGCCTGATTATGATGAGCGAGTGCTTATTTGCGATGGTGAAAACATAGGCCATGCACGAAGAAAGGATGGTCTATATGACTACCATTGGTCAGTGGTTGCATCAAACAGTTACGTCCCATCTTCTAAAGTAACGCACTGGATGCCATTGCCAGCACTACCGGAGGTAGAATGAAAACAGCAGAGCAAAGAAAAACAGAATTTTTAAATGACCTTCAGCGGATTTGCTCTAAGCATAACTGTGAAATGTCTCTATCCGATAACGGAAAGCCATACGGACTTCATTCACCAATTATAGTTTTGTCGTTTGAAGGAATTTATACCGATGATGGTGATGTTGTTGAGCAATCAGGAGAGTTTGATCTTGACGGGCTTTGCATTGCATCATCAGGGGCGGAGCCGCTATGAACCGCAAAAAATGGTCAAAAGAAGCGCTGGAGATGTACCCGCTAAGCGCCGAAAAGCTGGCGGAGATGGAAGGCGATTTTGATAACCTGTTTAAAATCTGGAACGGGCTATCCTTGCGAGACGATTTAAAACCAACAAACGCACACAGCCAAAAGATGGCTGATGATTATCAGAAATGGGTTGAAAATGGTAGGGAGTGTTGATTATGAATAAATGCCAACAATGCACAGATAAATGCCGGGTAATGTGCGCCAAAGATGAAGACAACTACAAACCAGAGCGAGCGCTACAGTGGCTTGGCGTTACTGTTATCGCCTGGTGTGGATTGTTTATGTGGTGGGTTTTGTCATGACAGACCACTACAGCGATTTAAGAATGGATGTTCTCGGGCAGAACGGTAATGATGGATTGCACTACGAAAAACCGCAGCACGGCAAGGTGAATAAATACACAAAGCAGGTTATAGGCTTAGACGGCACAAAAACAACAATTGATGTTTATAGGCTGCTTGATGCGTTTGGGGTGCAGAGCCATGAGCTCGGTCATGCAATCAAGAAACTGTTAATGCCGGGCTTGCGCCATGACAAAAGCGCTGAGCAGGATTTGCTAGAGGCTGTACAGTCTATCGAGGCTCAACTAAAGAAGATGGAGCAGATTAAATGCAAGAAGTAACAACGCTCCTGCTATCCCACAAGCTGGCGAAAGCAGAGAAGCGCAACGTACAAGCGTCATTGCTGCACACGGCCAGAGCGATACGCGCACAGACGAAAGAAAAATAAACCTATGCGGCGCTAGGCATGTTTATCACAGGCTCGCCGGATGATAGATTGGTTATAATGAACGACATGGAGAGAATGTATCGTGCTGCACATGAAAATTAAAAAGATGGCGCAAGGTGGTAGATTGCGTTTATCACAGCTTGGCCCAAACAGCCGCGAAGTTGCGCTAAGGTTAATTGAGCAAGGGAAGTTGATTAAGGTTGGCGAATGGTACAAGTGGAGTGAGTTATGAATATTACAATGAAAGACGGAAACGTAATTATTGATGGTAAATCCTTTTCAGGAAGAAACATTAGAATCAATGGCAACAAAGTGATTATCGACGGCGTGACTCAGGATGGTGAGCTTGTAGGTGATATTTCCGTAGTGGTTAATGGCGATATTGAAAAGCTTGAATTATCTAGCGGCACTGTATCGTGCGGAGTTGCTGGCTCTGTTAATACGCAATCAGGAAGCGTTAAATGCTCAGGGTCTATTGGTGGTTCAGTGCAAACAATGTCTGGCAGCGTAAGTGCAGGCTTGATTCACGGCTCAGTATCAACCATGAGCGGCAGCATTTCAGGAGTTAAAAAATGAAAATAAAAATCAAACTCCGCAACGGCAAATCCATCACAGCCAATAGCTACGGATTCGGCGCGGTGGATTGTTATGGTATTTTTCACCACAAAAAACATTATCGGTTATTGGAGGTTTTGGAATGACCAAACAAGCAGCCCTAGACTACTGCGCCAATAACGGCTACAGATACAGGCCAGAATTCAGCCTTACACGTAACGCAGAGATTGCGGCTACTGAGGGTAAGGTGGATGTGGCGGAGGTTTTGCGTTCGGTTGTTGAGTGAGTTAAAATAAAACCACAGACCAGCCCTGCTACCCATAAGAACAGCACCCTGCGGCTGGTCGCCTTTTTTCTTTCACGAATCCTTGTTATACTCCCACAATACGGTTGTACCGTTAGTTAAGGAGTGAAGCCTGTGGCCTTACCAACAGGAATGCCAAACGGCAGACCAAGACTTTATAAATCACCTGAAGAATTCGAGTCAAAGATTCACGAGTTTGATAAATTCTGTGAAGAAAAAGGCTATCCGGTTACATGGACTGGATTAGCGTTATTCATGGGTTTTTCATCCCGCCAAAGCATTGACGAGTACCTGAACTATGACGGCTTTTCTGACTCCGTAAAAAAGGCAAAGGCTTTTGTCGAATGGCATTACGAAATGCGGCTATGCGGGGACAAGCCAACTGGCGCGATATTCGCCCTTAAAAACTTCGGATGGAAAGACAAGTCAGAAGTCGAGCAGACGCTTACTGTCACCGATGGCGAAACACTTGCGGAGCGCCTGACTGGTGGCTCAAAACGTTAGCCCGAATCACGCCAAGGCGAAAGAATACCTTGCCAATATAAACAGCCTGACACTTGTTCAACTTGCCGATGCAATGACGTACAAGTGGTTCAGGCTGAACGTGCTTTATCACATCAAAAACAAAGAAGGCAAAAAGGTTCTGTTCGAGCCAAACCAAGAGCAGGAGGCTTTCTATCTTGGCTATCATGGGCGCGACATTATCCTAAAGGCGCGCCAGCTTGGATTTACCACGTTCAAGATGATAAGCGACTTAGATGATTGCTTGTTCACGCCAAACCATTCTGCAGGTTGCATCTGTCATAACCTAGAAGATGCAAAGGACATCTTTAGGAACAAGATTAAATTCGCCTATCAAGCCATTACGCAAAGTCAGCGCGAATTGCTTAAATCAATCGGCTATGAATTGCCAAAACCAGTGAACGATAAGGATAACAGCTATGTCTTTACTAATGGCTCTAGTATCAAAGTCAGCGTGTCCTACCGTGGTGGCACACTTCAATCTCTACACGTGTCTGAGTTCGGCAAAATCTGCAAAAAGTTTCCAGATAAGGCGAAAGAGATTGTAACGGGCGCTTTTGAAGCGGTTGGTATCAATGGCGATATTACACTTGAGTCAACCGCAGAAGGTCGGGAAGGCTATTTTTACGACTACTGCACCAACGCCAAGAAGTTAAAAGACCAGAACAAAGAACCGTCTGCGCTTGATTTTGCTTTCCACTTCTTCCCTTGGCACACAAACGCAGGTTATTCGCTAGAAGTTGGCGACATAGCGCACGCGCTGGAAGATTACTTTGATGGACTAGAGCAAAAGCACGGCTTGGCGCTTACTGATGGTCAAAAGGCTTGGTATTCAGCCAAATGGCGCACGCTAGGCGATGATATGAAGCGAGAATACCCGTCATTGCCAGAGGAGGCTTTCGCTCAATCTATCGAAGGCGCTTATTACGCGCAGCAGTTCAGAAAGATTTACTCAGACGGTCGAATCTGCAAAGGCTTTGGTAATACTGGCAAAGTCCACACCGCTTGGGATATTGGCGTTGGTGACTCGACAGCTATATGGTTTTATCAGAAGGTCGGGAAAGAAATCCACCTGGTTGACTACTACGAAAACAGCGGCGAAGGCTTAGAGCATTACATGGCTGTGCTGAAACGCAAAGGCTATGACTACGGTTATCACTACGGGCCGCACGACATAGAAAACAGAGAGTTCAGCAGCGGTGGTAAGTCGCGCAAGGATATTGCATCAGAAGGCTTTGAGATTGACGGGCAAAGATGGCGCATTTACTTCACTGTTGTACCACGTAAAACTGTTCACGCTGGCATTGAGGATGTGCGCCAGTTATTGCCTCGCTGCATATTCGACGAGCATAAATGCGCCGAAGGCATCAAGGCTTTAGAGTCTTACCGAAAAGAATGGAATGATAAGCTGGGCTGTTGGCGCGATAATCCGCTGCACGATTGGTCAAGCCACTGCGCTGATGCGTTTAGGTATCTTGCGGCAATGGAGGTTGGTATTAAGGCTCAGGTTGCCGGCCCTCGCGTAAGCCGCTAGAACTGGTCGGAGTTGTTAAGTTGTGCGGATGTGGTAGTATTTGTTTTAGATAAGAGGGTTATTAGTCGAATTGAAAAATCCACCCCGCCCGCTGGCTACAAAGGTATTTTTGGCGAGTCATGTCGCATAATCATACACGCTGGTGTTTGCGCAAGACGCATAGTAACTAGGTAATTCGGAAGTTGTTTTACGAAGCCCATCGTTAACGGGCATCAACTAACATTGGGTGTTAAGTTGTTTCGACAAGTGGCCGCAGAAGCGGTAATTTTTAGTTTATTGGTTTGAGTAGGCACGAAAAACTGGTGAGCGCCAAACGTATGCGCATACGGATTAACGCAATAAACTGCACTCCGACTAGATGTTGCGGCCGCACAGCGAAATCTGGTATTAGGTTTACTCAAACCAATAAGCTGAAAACATGCGAGGGCCATCACCGAAGCCGCCTAGCTAATTGCAGATATCGGTGCTGCCAGCTTATTACAACCACCAGCAGATGTGAGCCTCAATCTTAGCTTGGTCATCCTTGCCAGCAGTTGCGGATTGATACAGGGTTAATCTGTT